GTCATAGTATTTAAATTTATACTTGTCACACCAATTTTGGTATGTGCTCTTAGCACCCTTGTTTAATTTATTTTTACTATTATAAAATACAAATCTTATATCCAGCTTGGGGTGTTGCTTTTTTATCGCAATATGTTTTCTTCTGTCCGCTGCAACAAATCTTCCCTTGCTTTCTATTATAATACCATTAGGAAGTATAAAATCAGGAGTATACGTGCGATACATAAGGTCTTCCCACTCAATCTTAACAGCCTCATATACCACAGGCACACCCTGTTCTTTTAAATAGTCAGAGATCTTCATCTCTAGACCACTCCTATATCCATGTTTTATGGCAGACTGAAAACGTTTGCCGTTCACCCTACTGCTTCCTCAATGTAAGACACAGTAGGTGGTGTCTTTTTTCCTTGGTAAACTCTGGACGGTCTATCTTTAAGTTCCCAACATGAGTACCTGAAGTCACAGAATTTACAACCCTCTGGTAGTATCTTATTGCCTGACAGATTACCTCTGTAGGATTCACGTACAGGCTCAAAGCAACGTTTAAACACATTGGCCTCAACTGTCTTGGCAGTCTCGTTTAACTTAGCCACCTCTACATCTACATCTAGTCCTGTGGCAGGCACGTACTTGATGTGTCCATTGGCTTTGTTTACTACCCACCAGCCACCAACCTTTTTACCTGATGCCTTGATGTATCCTGCAAGTTGACCTACATAGCCAAAGGAGTCTCCCTTAGCCAGTGTGTCATAGGATTCAAACTTGTTAGTGTATGACCAATGGGATGCAGACTTTACGTCATCCAATGCACCATCAACAACAAGATCATAGCTTCCCTTTACTGTAGTGTTATCAAGATCCAAAGATACGGTGTTGTTTTTATCTTCGTATTTAACCCCTGCTTCTTTAAGTATTCCTTTAAACGCAGCTTCAACTATATCTCCTAGTAGCATGTTCATTATGAAGGTGGTAGGCTTAGGGAGTGCCTTCTCTGGATGGTTCTTCTGCCACCAGAGTTGGCAAGTAGGTCTACCTATATTGGACATACGTAGACGAAACTCATCTCTCTTGTTGCCCCCACCGAACTGTCTCTTCATAGCATCCTTGATGTCTTTTGCTACTTGCTCAATGGTTTCGTCAGACATAACCGACGTACCCTTGGTAGCGTTCTCAAGGTACTGATGAATAGGCAGTTCAGCAGGATGGTTCATTATACGAACTCTTCAGCGTTGATGTCAATAAAGTCTTCAACAGTTTCCACGTCTACTGACTGATGCTTTTGCACATTCTCATTCCAAGCACCCATAATATACTCATTATAGTTGGCTACCCAAGCTAAGAAATTAGCTAAGTTTTCCTGAGTATCATTGTCCATGTCTAACGTTTCCGAAAGATTTAACTCAGCATTAGGAAGATAGAACGCACTGCCGTTGGGTAACTCTCTTCTTTCTGTAGTTGCCGTAACGTAATGCTGTACAGGCAGACGTTGCATCTTGTTTAACTTATTGAACACATCACCCATAGTCTTGAAGGCATCACGGTTCTCTACTTCCCATATGAATGGTGTAGATTCTACGTCTACTGAGTTACCGTTAGCATCCACGGGATTGACCATGTGAACTGTACCAAATATTACTCGTGTACGTTTGATCTGTCTGATTAAATCCTGCATCTTTTCAGGTAGAGCCTTGAAGTCTGCAATATAACCAGCAGGTTTACCACAGTTAAACTGACCATCGTTGTCCTTCAGATCCATGTTAAGATTGTCAGACATTACAGTTTTTACAAACCTGTTAGGTGTACTGTCAGTACCTTTAATGAAACGCTTGTACATAAATCTCTGTAAGAAAGGTCGCATTGCTACGCTCTCTGCGTAGTATGTCTCACCGTCTGGTATCTCCAGTTTATATACACCGCCACTGACAACCTCAATGTTGGTCATCTTTCCTTTAACTTCAGTCTGACCCATTAATGGTGTGTGATGGATGCGTAGTCTTGCAAGAGAATTAGTCTTCTCTTTAGTTGGTAGAGCCATTGAACTCATGCCCATTGCTTTAGCCATAGCTTCATAGTTTGATGTATCTAAATTTGTTATCTGATTCATTTATATATTCTCCTTTGTTAGAACTGTAGGTATATCATGCCACGTCTTTTGTGTCAAGCCAATTGTTACCTATTTTTGCTTCTAATAATAGTGGTACATTAAAGTCTATATTCCACTTCTTATTAATTATATCAACCAGTACTTCGTTACTACGATTGATGATCCGTATAACGGTATCCCTCTCTTTAGGGTGTACGTCAATCACGATTGAATCATGTACGGTATTGACAACACATGATTGTAATTTGTTTGCCTGTAACATCTTGTCTATATAGATAAGAGATATGGGTACGATGTCTGCTGTAGCAAATGATTGCACAGGATAGTTCTTTACCTGAGTAAAGTACGTGATGCTACCATTTGCCCTACGTGTAGCCAGAGGGAATGCAAACTCACGACCTGATGGAGTACGTACATTGCCTGTAGTGATTACCTCTGTCGCTAATTTCTTATGCCAAGCACCTATACCTGAGTACTTAGTAGTAAACTGTTGGTAGTATGCTGCCTCAGCAGGTGTGCGACCAAACCCTGACGCTCCATACAACGGTGCAAATGTATGTGCCTTAGCATCTTGGCGAGATATATGTTGCCCTGCCTCACTGATAACCTTAGCTGTGTAGCTGTGTACATCAAATCCTGTAGACACTTCCTCTATTGCTGTCTTGTCCTGACTGAGGAATGCAGCAACCCTAAACTCTAACTGAGCAAAGTCAGCCTCCATGATCTCACCACCCTCCCAACGTGATATGAATACTTTCTTCACAGGAAACGTACCACCTCTGGGCATGTTCTGCATGTTAGGGTCAGCACCTGATAGTCTACCTGTGCCTGTCCTGTGTTGCAATAGACGTACATGTAACATGCCATCAGGCTTTACATGAGTAGCTATACCCTCAACGAAGCTGGATAGATAAGTGTCCAGTGCAGACAGCCTACGTACTCGTTGTAAGAATACCTCTGCGTCATGCATGCCTCGTGATCTGGCAATGCCCTCTAGATATATGAGGTTGCCCTTACTGGTACTGAACCCATTGGCACTTGCCCACTTGTAATCAGGTGCAATAAACTTTAAACCTGCAAACTCTTTTGCGTTGGTGTACAGAAACCCTGATGCAGAGCATTCTGGACATTTGTTTGTGTTCTTGTGTGGTGTGCCATCCTTACGTGTCTTACGTATCTGACCTGAGCCGTAGCATTCGTTACATCTCTCTGCTTTCTGCTTGTGTAGTTTAGTAGTCAACCTGCGTATGTTATCTGTGTGTTGTGTATTTGACACACGATCCTCATAAGCTGCCGACCATACAGGTTTATCATTGACTTTACGGCTGTAGATAACCCAAGACAATTGCTCTGGGCTATTCAGATTAATAGGTCTGTCACCCATCAGATCGTGTACCTGCTCTTCAAGCTTGACAGTCAGCTCTTGCTTCTCCTGCTCAAACTCTTTGCGTACCTCTTTAAGTGCGGTCAGGTCTACCTTGAACCCACGCTGATAGATACGGGCTAAGTGTACAGCTAACTGATTGGTCAAACGTATTGTATCTACTAACGCTTTACCCTTACCAAAGGTATACTCTTTGTCTTGATGTCTGAACAACTGTTGTGTTGCATGCAGATCAGCAGACAGATACTCAGACAGCTCATTATGTGGTATCTCAGATACGTTGAGTCCTTGCTTGAAGTATTCTTTCAGTGTGTCCTGCTTCTTAGTGTGTAACTGGTGTCGTTCAGCACATGCCTCAAGAGACAGTGGTTCTTTCTGCCCACGCTGTAGTATGTACTCACCTAGCATGGTATCAAAGACTTCACCATTGTAAGTGAAGCCTGACTCCCACAGCCACATCAAGTCATGGGCGGCATTGTGGGCAACTAGAATACTGGCGTGGTCTAATCTTCCCTGTACTATCTGTCTACCATCTAATGTGGGGGGGTGCTCTATGTGGTCAAACGTTATAATTTGCTCAAGTCCAGTACCATCTAGCATGCCCACCATAACCAATGTATTCTCAGGCTCAAATGGATCAAGGTGCATCTTGCCATTTCTTTTAACTACTGTGTTCTCTACATCTAGAGTTAGTATCATGTCGGATGCATCCTTTCGTGGTTTTCTAAATATATAACAGCATTCTTTACCGATGTCAAAGTGTCTCTGAACCCACCAAGCCCATCGTTACAGTGCTTGCATATATACCCACGAAAGGTATTTGTCTGATGGCAATGGTCTAACACCCATGTGCCTAATAGTTTTTGTTTATATTTATTTACCTCATCTATCTTTCTTTTGCATATAGGGCAGGCGTATTCTTTATCATCTGGATAGGGGTTAACCTTTCTCAAGTCGGCAATTACCTGCCTATGACCAGACTGACATGATCTACACGTGCGTTTTATCTCAGCGTCTTCTGTGTTTTTATATGACATCTGCTGAAAGTTTGTTACAGGTTGCAGAATGTCACACTTAATACACACAAGACCACTATCACATAGCTCATTTAATTCATTTAGTTTTTCTTCAGCAAACAAAGCTAGTTGTTTCATACAACGTACCTAGCAGTTTTATATTCTAGGTTACAGTGAATGATACCATGCCATCCTGATAACTTATTCTTGACTAAGTTAAGGTGACGCATAGTATCCTCTTCTTCCTGCCCCTCAACTGGTGGGTTCTTTGCGATCAGTATCATCAAGTCAGCCTCTGCCGCCTTACCTGTACGGGAACCTTCCATCATAGCCTGATTGAGTACAACCTTATTCTCTGCATCAGCAGACAACTGTGACATGTAGAACATAGCACAACCATGTTGCTTGGCTATCTGTCTGGCGTGTATAGCGTTAGCCTTGAGTGCCTCGTCAGTACGACTGAAGCCACCAGTCCTAGCAAACTTATCACCCATGTCCAGTATAACTATGTCAGGCTTGTATGATTTACATACGCTCTCAACCCATGCCATGTCACGATTGCTCGCATCATATATTTTAATGTTCTCTTTGACTGATGCATATATATCACGTGCTTTACTTGGGTTCTGTTTTATCTCCTGCATTGTCATACCTGTGGCAGCAGTAAGATACCTAGCACCTACACGGTGTGAACCTTCTTCGTTACACAGGATGATACACTTAGCACCCTGATGTGCAAAGCCGTTAGGCCCAGCAACCAGTGACGCATGAAAGGATGTCTTACCTGTGTTAGGTCTAGCACCTATCTCAATTAAATGCCCATCATTTACACCCTCTAACTTACGTGTCAGAGTAGGTATGTTAAATGTCCAACGTGCTTCTAGATCATTCTTAGACAGTAATGTATCAACGTCAATGTCATCCCACTGTACTTTTAGGTCGGGTGTAAAGTCATCGCCATACTGCTCTAGTAGTATACGTAGCGGCTCAAGGCTTGTCTTGTCACCGTTAACATAGTCAAAGCCTAAGTTAGCTATGTCTTCACCAACAACCTGTTGAAACAGCTTAGACAGAACTTCCTGTGCTACGTCACTTCCCATCGGTGTCTGCCCATTAATTTTAGTGAACAAACTACTGTACGCCTGCTTCTGTGCTGTAGTCATTGTTGGGTTGTTTGACATAAACAATGCCTCTATCTCAGCAGGTGTAACAGTACGCTCGTATCTGTCCATTGCAGAGTCTACTGCTTCTTTAATCTTTCTTACATCTTTACTGAACAATCTGTTAGGGCATCTAGCACCTCTGTGTTCATCGTAAAAATCTTTATCCATTAAACTTCTTATTAAACTTAGTTCCATTGTTGCTCTCCTATGCGTGTTAGATTCTGTAGGTCATCAGGGTTTCTGTATTTTAAATCATCGTGTAGTTTCAAGACACGTACTGTGTCTACATATCCTCTTAGTTCTTTAGCAAATTGCAGTGTCTTAGGTAGGGCATCTGGGTCTAGTGCTATTATTGCTGTTGAGAACCGTGAAAGATACCTTTTGTGTGCTTCTGATAATGACGTACCCAACACTGCAACCCCTACATATACATTACTACCAACAACAGCGGCACTCACACAGTCCTCAACAACTACTGCGACACTACCATAGCCGTGAACATATGGCAAGTCATTCTTTCCATATCGTTTCCATTTAGGTAGTCTCTTGCCTAAACTACGGCCTGTAGCATCTAACATGTAACCAAGATCATTCAACACAGGAAATACAACTCTATGTTCTCTTACATCATACAACAGCCCTAGCTCTTGTGGGTTTAGTGACCACTCAGCACAGAAATCTTTTATTGTGCTGTAGTCTTTGACTAACCACTCAGGCTTATCAAAGGTAGGTATGTCCTCTTCATATTCTAACCAAGCATTAACATGCCCTACTTTTATACCTGTCTTAGTTAACGACTTACGTATGTCAGCACTGGATAGGTGTACTCTTCTACCACCTGATACAGTACACCCTGCCTTGTAACAGTTCCATACGAGTGAACCCATATTGTTTGTGATAGTAAAAGTTTTCTTGCCATTACACTCAGGACAATTCATTCTTTTTGAATCACCATTTATAAGTGTTATATCATTTATAATGTTATTTATATTCATTATGTATCACTTTTTATGTTACTAACAGAGTTAGATTTTACACTAACGTTTCTCTGTGTCAAGGCATTATTTGCAGATGTATATGTATTTTTTAAATAGGGTCGTACAGATGCAACACTATTGTGTCCTGTAACTGCCATAATATTAGGTAAGGGTACACCCTTGTCAACCATTTGAGTAACTCCCGTTCTACGTAAGTCCATTAATCGTAGCTCATCAGACAGCCCAGCCTTACGCATGACAGCCCTTCCATTTTTTGAGAGCCTCTGCATTGCATAAGGATTAAACACACCACCAGTAGGCAACGTGTGAGGTGCTACGTAGGGTTGAAAACCAAAGTCTTCATGCTGATCTATTAACATCTCCATTAACTCAATTGATATAGGTAGAAAAACTTCTGCTCTCCGTTTACTCTGTTGAAGAGTAAGGAGTTTGTTATCAAAATCTATGTCTTTCCATTTAAGTTTACGCATGTCTCCAAGTCTCTGACACCACTCGTAAGCCATCTGTATAATTAACCCTACGTTACGTGTACTGTAGTCTGAGTATGCGACATCCAAAAACTTTATGACATCCTCATGTTGCCACACCACTTTACGTTGTATCTCTGCCTTGCGTTTAATATTAGTGAAAGGATTAAAGTATGTATGCTCCATGTCTATGGCATAATTAAACACTCGTGATGCACAGGTAGCTGTATGGTTAGCAAAACTAACGCCACGTTTTACCCATGCTTCATACACCCACTTGGCACGTTTAGATGTAATATCTTTATACCTTTGACTTCCCATTGAGTTACACAGAACGGTTAAAAAGTATATGTAATCTACTTTAGTAGTTTCCCTTAACATATTGAAATCATTAGATAAATAATAAATATTAACTAAATCACTAACCTTACTATTCTTAGTAATAGTCACTAACTCTGACTGTTCTTTCCTGTATGTATCTATGAGAGTATTACTTTGCTTAGCTATACGCTTAACCTGACGCAAATCACCACCATACATCTCCCGTTTAACCACCCCT